ACCAGATTGTTGCCTGTGGTCGCGTCCCGAATGCTCTCCATTGATGCGAAGTTGCCCGGGAGCGCGATGTATTCGCTGTCGATGTTTTGGTTGCCGGACGTGAACTGGAACTTGCTGCGCAGCGTCTCGGCAAGCTCGGTCTCAACCGCCAGGACCCAGCTTGGGAAGACGCTCAGGTGATCCCGGCGGTTGATGTAGCTACTCACGTCATCGCTGAGTTGCTGCAGCGAGGCCATCAGTCATGTGCCTGCTCGCTCATCGGCACGTCCTTGGACGCACGGGCGGCCTCCGCGGCCTTCTCAGCCGCAGCACCTGCGGCCATCGCCGCGGCACGCAGGTCCTCCTTGGACTTTGCGTGCGGGTAGCACCGCATCAGCAGCACCCAGTCCACCTTGTCGTCATCGGCATCGAGCCACGGCTTCGAGGGATCGCGCTCTCCGGTGGTATGCGGTGCGGCGCCTGGCGTGGCTGCCGAGGCATGCATCTGCGGGTTGTCTTGATGTGGTGCGGTTCCGAGGGCCATTGTCATATCCTCCGTCTGTCGTCGGTTCTGAGGTACATCGCCTCCCGCATTTGCAGGGCGGCGTTCAGCGCGGCTTCGTCGCGGGTAATGCCGAGGCGGCGCCACTCGTTCCAAACCACCATTGGAATGCGGGCAACGAGGGTGAAGCCATCCTTGTTCGGCCCGGTGAAGTTGTTGGCGAGCCTCTTGTTGGCATCGAGGATGGGCTTGCAGTCCTGGCTGTGCGTGATCAGCGGCAGGCCCGTCTCGCCGTCCACCACCAACTCGGTGGATCGACGTGTTGTTTCATTCCAGGTGGTGAAAAGAGTGCGGTCAGCCATGCCGCACCTGTTAGTCGTTACACCCGTTCACTGATTGAGCCCAACTACCGCGCCATGCGCGAGCGGTGCCATCACTCGCAGCGTACCCTCAAAAATGACCATGCCCTGGGTATTATCTCCTGTCACGGCCAGGGACTGCTGAATCATGTCCCTATTCGGAAGTGGCGCCAGCTCAACATAGTCAGGCGTGATGACGAGGATCTGGTGCGCCGGGCAGAAGCGGTCGGGGGCGAGCTGCAGCGTGCCGAAATTCGTCCTATACACGTCGACGGCGCCCTGAATGGTCATCTCGCCTTCGGGTGATGCCTGGACGATGTTCTGAGCTACTATGGCGTTACTCACCCCGCCCTGCGACAAGGTGGCAAAGTAGTTCTTGATGTTCCCGCTCATCACCGCCAGCGTGGCCTTGCCACCGGCTTGCCAGATCGCCTGAGTGACGGTGTTGACGTTGGCGAGCGTGAGATCGTAGGCGGTGCCAGGCACGGCGGCTGCGGTGCCATCGCCGACCGGCACGGTGCCACCGGCGCCGACGACCGTGTTGTTGCACCACGTAACCATGCCTGCCATGTGGCGCGGATCGGTCGCTGCTTTGACGACGTTGCCGGTAGCGACGAGTTCCAGATCGCGCTTGAGTTCGAGGCCTCGGAGCACGAGCTGGCGATTGTATTCGTCCTCACCGCCGGGGATATCGACGTTGCGCAGCGTGCCTGACACGGCCACCGTGCGGGCGAAGATCTGGCAGACATTGCTGAGCCTCGCCGGTTTGACGGCCGGGCTGATAACGGCGGTGAAGCCTTCCGGCTGTGGCACGTCCTGGGCGGTGTTGAGGGGCTGCAGCAGCCATTCTGTCAGGATCTGCTTGGCGCCGACGCGCTGCAGCGAACTGACAAATGGTGTTTCGTCCGGATCGATCCTCCAAATTATATTGGCCAGATCCTCTCTGACCGTCCCACTGGCACCGGGCTGGGTGTATGTGTTGGTGGGCGCGGCGCCCATTGTCGGAGGCGAAGCCATCCTGTGTCACTCCATGAGCAAAACAACAAAGGGAGCCCCACGGGATTGCCCGCTGGGGCGGCTGTTTTGCATCCGGAGCGACTACCGGGCTGAGGACCGTGTCAGGTGGGTCTGGTGTTGACTCCTGATCGGTGGCTCAGTCGGGTGACATCGCGAGATGCCGGCACGTCTCCCGCGCCGCTGGGTCTGGTGTTGACTGCCATCGCGGGACGAATGTCAGTAGCCGATCAGCAAGGGGTGTCGCAAGCAGGCGCCGAAATCATTCCATCGGATCCCAGAACCCTGGCAACACCCCTAACGGCACCAACCCATCGCCATTGCCGCGCGTCACGGTGACCGTAATCCTGGCATCGCCGTAGGTGATGGTTTTCTCACCGCGCACGCGACCGGACCAGAGGTAGTCGCGCCACGCCTCGCGGATACGGATAGCCAGATAGTCCATGGTCTCCTGGCTCGGTGCCTTGTGCTCGCGCCACTTCTCGGTGCCGAGATAGGCCGGATCGGGCTCTGGATCGGTCACCAGTTGGTGTGCCCATTGCCGCGGCGTCCGGCGGCTTGCTGGGCGGTCAGCAGGGCGGCCCCGTTCTGCCAACTGGACTTGGCCTCGAAGGCCTGCTGGGCGGCGGCAAGCGCCTCTGTCGGGCGTGGCGGTGGCGCCTGGCCCATGCGCGGCGCTGCCCTCACCGTTGCCTCCGGTGCGGCGGTCCTGACCTTGCCGGCGGACGCATCGTGCGCCATCGCCTTCATCATCACCTCGAGGTAGAGCGGGTTGCTGAGCCCGCGTAGCTCGTGGTCCTGAAAGCCCAGGTCGCGCGCCCAACTCACCAGCGCGGTCTGCACTTCGCCACGCTGTTGCGGGTCCGCCCAGAACGAGTATTTGGCCGCCAGCTTGGCGTTGGCGTCATCGACCGCCCTGGCCAGTTGCTGGTCCCGCGCTGCCTGCTGCTGCTGGAGCATGCCAAAAAATCTCTGATGGGCAGCGATCGCATCCTGGTGGCGCGCGAAGGCATCCCAGTAGGCGTGCGGGTCGGTGGCACGCAGTGCGGCATCCGGCATCGGCGCATCGGCCAGCATGGCCTGCAGCTTGGTGACCTCGGGTTGGATCAGCGGCAGGAACTGGTCGATCGCCTGTTGCTGCTGTTGTACCTGCAGCTGTTGGGCCTGCAAGGCTTCACGCTGACGGGCAACGTCCTGGGTTTTGTGGGTATAGTCTGCTGCCAGCCGGATCTGCTCGCGGAGCGCGTCGGGCGACCACTGTCGCCCATCCAGTTCGTATGCCCCAGCAGGGGCCGCTGTTGGCTCGCTGGACGGCTCCTGCGGTGCGTCCCCCGGTCGGAGGCCCAGTGCCTCCTCCATCGCCTCCACGCCGCTCCTACGGCCCTGCGGGCGGCCATCCGCAGGTTCAGTGCCTTCGGCGCGGGTAAAGCGCCCCTGCTCGTCGCGTGGCCGCTCTGCGGCCGGCTGCGTGGACTCCGGCGGCGCCGTCTGCCCCTCCGGTTGGCCGCGCAGTTTCGCCATCGCGTCGGCGATGCTGAGCGGCTTCTGGCTCGCGGGTGCCGGACTGATCTCTGCCGGGGCATCAGCAACGGGTGCGGATGTGGTCTCAGACATGGTCGCTCTCTAGCGCGCGGTTGCGCTCCTCCTCGTTCTGGCGGTCGATGTTGGTCGTCGCCATCTTCTCGAAGTAGCCGCGTAACTCATCGATGGCGATGACTTTGGTTCGGTTGAGATCGCGGACTTCCTGTGTCGTGCCATAGACCGCATAATGCTCCGCGGTCTTGCGCATCTCCGACAGGAACTGCTGCAGGATTTCGTCGTGCATCAGCCGCTGCGCGCCAGCGACGGCTATTTGTAAGTCGCGCTCGTCCGGGTCGGTAGCATCAAGGTCGAGATCAGACATCAGTCATCCATCGTCGTCTGCTAGAGTGCCTTCGGGCACCATCGCTACCTCGTAATGATAATGAGCAGCCACGTAATTCAGGAACCACACTAAAAAACCATCCCGCTTTTTGCCGCGCCGCAGGTCTCGCAGAACTCTGAAAACCAGCACCGCCAAAATGGCCAGAGTCATTGACCGATCATGGTCAGCCTTCTTAATAATGGCGTCGTACATCTCCCCGATCGCTTCGATTTCTGGATCGCTCGATTTAACTAAGGGATCAAACGTGTCATCCGAGACAAGGGCGCGCATTACGGCACTCCAGGTGTCGGTCCACCAGGACGCGGGATCTGTAGCATCAATGATCTGTAATATAATTTAGCTGCCTCATCGTAGGCTTCGGCAGCTTCCTCTGGCGTGTCAAAGCTTCCGAGATAGACGGTTTTTCCATTGATGGTAATCCTTGCCATGTATCGTCCCGCCGAGATTGGGCACACTCCTCTCCGCCCAAGCTCTGATTGCCTGTCATAGTTTGACATGATGCTGTCCAGTCTCCGTTGATGGATTGTGGCTCGAATGCCACGTCGCTGTAAGTCCGTCATTGCGGCATTCCAGGCGCCGGACCGCCTGGCGTCGGTGGCCGCGGCAACGGCGGGCCGCCCATGCCGGCCACCAGCCCGCTGATTGCCCGGTTCGCCAATTGCCCGTAGGCCGTGGGCAACCCACCGCCCATCAGCGCCCGCTGCACGCCCATCGTGGCCGCGGGATTGGCGCTTGGCTGTGGCATTTGCACCGGGTTGACCGGGTTTGGCATCATCGGCCGCTGCGGCGGCGGCCTCGGTCCCATCGGTCCCGGTTGGCCTTGTTGACCCTGCGGCATCGGCGGCTGTGAAGGTGGCGCGGTCGCCGGTTGCTGCGGGGAAGCGGCTGGCGGCACATCCGGCATCAGGCCAAGCCGCGGCGCTTTGGACTGCATCGCCTGCTGCAGCATCGCCAGATTAGGCAGCGGTTGTCCGGCCTGCATGGCAGCCGCCGAAAGTCTGGTCCAAGCATCGATCGCTGCCTTGTCGCGCTCACGGTCATCGTCGGTCAGCATCTTGGCGCGATCGGTCTGCGCCTTGCCGCGATCCGTCTCCAGATCCGCCGCGTTCTTTTGCTGTTGTGCCTGCGCCAACAACTGACTGTCGGTCGGCTGCTGCACCGGCGGCGGCGGCTGCCAGCCAGGCGGCAATGCCTTGATGTAGCTGCTGACATCCGCAATGTTCATGGTCTCCAGCATCCGCGCCAGTGTGTTTCTATATTCCGGGATGCCAACCAACGGGTTCTGAAGCCCACCCTGCTGCATGATCATTTCCTGCTTGCCCGCGATCTGGCTCAACATCGCCAGCCGTTCCATGGGCATCCCTTTTCCGCCCACATTCACCGCGGCTTCCCACTGTGTTGCCAGCACACGCGGGTCGATTGGCACCCATTCGCCGCGGATGCGGATCATGTTCGGGCGATCCTGCTGGCGGGCCAGCATCTTGAGCAGGCCCTTGTAGACCGGCGCCAGGCCGGTCTCTGCCAAAGTCCGCGCCATCATATCCAGCCGGTCCTGTGCCGCTGATGTCTGTTGCGACACGGCAATGGGTGCCGTGCTCTGCAACTCATCAACTGTGAGGCCCTGGCTGGCCCTCGTTATCCCCGTTCTGCTTTCTCTGATCGCCTCCAGCACATCCAATATCGGCAGCGCCTCTTTGCCGTTGAACGGCTTGACCAGCTCCGTCACCGCGCCCTGTTGCGCCACTCGGATAATGCTGCCAATCGCGGTCTGCCGGATGTCCGCCTGATTGACCTGGCCCAAAGTCATGACGGTCCGCGGAAACATCGACTGGCCGAGGCTGTCCAGCGTGGCGCGCATGACCTTGGACTGCAGCCGCTGCAGGTCCATCACCATGTCGGCCTGACTGTAGCCGATGACCCTTCCCGGCTCCCGGTATGGCGTAAAACACGCCAACGGTATCTCGTCGGTCCGTTCCCACTGGATCAGCCGCACCTGCTCGCCGAGGCAATGCACATGCAGCAATTCGGCCATATGGTCGTTATCAGCGTCGCAGCGTATCCAGCCCTCGATGTAGCGGCACAGCGCCATACTTTTGTCGTTGGGCGGGCCGCCGCGCATGTTGTAGCCAGTGAGCGGATCGCGCGCGACAGCTTCGGCACGCCGCCAGATGTTCATGTCGCCCACGGTGTTGGTAAGCACGTCATGTTCCGGCAGACCCATCTCGATCAGATCACTGGCCGGAAGATCGCGGATGTGGAAGACCGCGCGCGTTTCCTCGACGGTATTGGCATCCGGCACGATCCACACCTGGTCGCTCGGCACGCTCTCAACGACCGGCTTGGCCTCCTGTGCTGTGCGGTGAATGGTTGCTGACCAGACCTCAGGCGGCCCGCCACCTTGAAAATACATCATGCCGTCTGGCGTGCGCTGCACCGCACTCACCTCTTCCGGTGTCATCGGCCGGCGTACCACGCGCTGGCATTCGATGCCGGGCTGTGCGAGCAGCATCTGCAACTGCGGCAGCAGCAGGTTATGCGCGACCTCGGTGCGCGAATGCCGCACCTTGCCCCAACGCCACCTCACCCATCCGGCTTTTCTCGTCAGCGCATTGAGCAAGGCGTCGTGCAGGATCTGCCAGCCGGGATTGGCGGTGAACAGCGCCCAGCGGGCGTAGTCGGTCGCCTGCCGCGACATCTTGGCGGTGGTGATCTCCGCATCGGGTCCGGTGATTTCGTATGAAATCGGCTCAAACTCCACCGGATCGGCAACCCCGGTGAATATGCGCAACAACGAAGGCAACGTACTCCGTATCGTGTCCCTGACCGTGGTCAGTACCAGATGGCTACGGCCGCGTAGCTGGTCCTCGTCGCCAAAACCCTCGCCGCGGTAGTAGCGATCGGCGGCCACACGCTCCTGAAACAGGTAGTTGTCATACTGCTGTGCGTTTTTGAAGTAGTAGCTGACAACCCCCTGGATTTCGTAATCGCTCTTCCCCAGGCGCTCGTAGATGATCTCCTGCTGCCAATCGATGCCCTCGGGCCGCACCGCTGGCCGCAGGCCCTTGGCGTATGCCTGGATCGGTCCCGGCAGATCGGCGTCATCATCTGGCGGAATGTCATCACGCCGCTTCGGCAGCAGGACCATCAGCGCCTGCTCCTGGCCGAGCGCCATACCGGTCGGCTTCATACCGCCCTGGATCAGGCCCGGCACGGGCGGCAATGGCGGCGGCGTGCTGCTCGTTTGCGGCTGCTGTGGCGGCGCCATGGGCGGCGGCGGCATGTTGCCGAGCAGGCCCGGTGGCATGCCGGGCGGCGGCCCCAGCATCGGCGGGCGCGGCATCATTTGCGGTG